ATTGCAAAGGACAGGCCCGTTGGATTCTTCTCTCTTGAGATGTCATCTCGGGCACTATTAATTAGGCTCATATCGATGTACGGGAGAATTCCGAACACGCGGATTCGGTACGGGATGATGAACCGGCAGGACTTTGACGGGCTCGACCGCGCGGGAAATATTATCAACTCAGGGAACCTGTATATCTACGACCACGCGAACGCCGGGATCATGGACATAAAAGCAAAGGCTCGCCGCATGAAAAAGCGGGACGGCATGGAGATCATGTTCGTGGACTACATCGGGCTCATAACACCAGACAGGAGAGACCTCCCGAGACATGAGCAGATCAGCTCGGTATGTAAGGAGCTAAAGAACCTCGCCCGGGAGATCCGCGTCCCCGTGATAGCTCTCGCGCAGCTGAACCGGCTCGCAGAGGGCAAGAAGCCGTCACTCGCGGAACTGAAGGAATCAGGAGCACTGGAAGAAGACGCCGACGTTGTGATGCTCCTGCACCGGGAGCGGGGACTGGAAGGGGACCAGCTCACTGAAGTTCATATCGCAAAACACAGGAACGGACCGACTGGAGGCGTGCAACTCATGTACTTACCGCAGTATACGAGGTTCGAGCAGTACGCCGGGTATTCGGCATAACGTAATCTGGGAGGGGAACGGTGATACAGTTTCAGATGTCGACAAAGGAACTCATGGACCTCTGGCCGCAACTGATCGATTTCGCATGGGAGGAAGCAGGACGGTATACCAGAATATACGAGAGCAAGGAGGAGTATGTCGCCGACGCTCTCGTGAGGATAGGCCGGTGTCAATCCGGGGGGACGATTGCGTATTACCGTAATGAGATTCACAAAGGAATTCACGCGGCGTGGAAAAAGAGGTCGCGGTATCGCGGAAAGATCGGGGAGAAGGAGATAACCTTGGAGTACCTGGAGACGATGGACCGGCAGACATACGAGAGCTGGAGACAAGGATTTTACGCGCGATAAGCAAAGAAACCAATTATTTTCAAAATGGAGATTTTGGAAATGTCCACGGATATAGTGAAGGGAAAGAAGTTTTAGAACAGGTTACCGCGGGTAAATACCTTTACCAAAAAGCGGAACGAACACCAGGCCCGGAGACAGGAACTCCGGGCTTTTTTATTGAGCTCATCCACCAGGTGTGGAAGGAGATACGGGGCCCCCTCCCGGGGACCTCAGCAAAGACCATGTGATGAGCATGGCACTGACGGGCGGGAACGTCGACACCGGCAACCTATACTGCCGGAAACCCGGCCGTCGGACATGTGGCCGGTAGGTCGTTAACTCGACTCAACGGTCCTGGACGTGCCGGGTATCACTGACTGCCCTCTTGCAAGGAGAATTTTTTGAGCGCGTCGTTAGGAAAGGTTAAAAAATTAACACCTCAGGAAAGACGGTTTTTCCGTGATTACGTGAAGGGCTCGTCCGCTACTGACGCCTATCTCAATATCCACCCCGAGGTGACCCGCGAGTCAGCGGGGGTCCTCGGTTCTCGAATGCTTGCTCGCATAAAAAAAAAGCGGATTTCGAGCAACTGCTCGACGCGGCAGGGCTGGGGCCGGACAGGCTGGCGGACGAGGTTAATAAGCGTCTCGGTGCCAATGTGGTCAAGCATTGGCAGGGTATTGAAATCGGCATTTTCGAGGACAACGCGACCCGGCAGCGAGCGACTGAGTTACTCGCGGACCTGCTTAGCGTTCGGAAGCAGACGGTCGACGGTCATCACTCCGGCGATATAGAGATCATACCGGCGCCAGCGCCGAGCGAAGATGAAGATTGATTTTTCCCGCCTGCCGGAAGCGGTCAACCCGGTGTATTACCGGTACCTGAACGACCGGCGACGGTACAATGTTTTTTACGGAGGGGCTTCCAGCGGGAAGTCCTTTTTTATTGCGCAGCGGTATATCTACCGGTGGCTCACAGAGAAGGGGCACAACGGGCTGGCGGTACGAAAGGTCGAGAAGGCGAGCCGGGACAGTACATACGCCATGCTGAAGCAGGTAATTGGGATGTGGGGGCTCGGCGAGTTGTTCCACACGACGATCAATCCCCTGTCAATCACCTGCAAGCATAACGGCAACCAGATGCTGTTCCGCGGCCTGGACGACGTGGAGAAGCTGAAGTCAATCACGTTCGAGACTGGGCCGCTGACGGATATCTGGGTCGAGGAAGCGAGCGAGATCACGCCCGCAGAAGACCGGCAGCTACGGCTTAGGCTGAGAGGTGTCGCGCCGATCCCGAAGCAGATTACCTACAGCTTCAACCCGATCAGCGCGCTTCACTGGCTGAAAGGGCGGTTCATCGATAACCCGCTCCCGGCCGACAGGTGCACGGTGCTCAAGACGACGTACCGGGATAACCGGTGGCTGGCCCAGGAAGACCGGGAAGAAATCGAGGCCCTCAAGGATGAGGACCTGACGTATTACAACATTTATGCCCTCGGTGACTGGGGCATTATCGGCAACGTCGTTTTTCATAACTACGTGATCGAGGACTTCGCCTACGACTGGAGCGACTTCGACGCGATCTACCAAGGGCAGGACTACGGGTTCAATCACCCCTTCGCATTCGAGCTCGCGGGCTTTAAGGACGGGGAGCTGTATATCTTCGACGAGGTGTACAAACGGCAGCGGACGAACGCTGAGCTCATCGCCGACAGCAGCGAGTACTTCGAGGGGCGGGAGATTCTGGCCCAGGTCAAGAAGACCCTGACGACGGGCGACTCCGCGGAGCCCGACAGGATCAAAGAGTGGAACCAGGGCGGGTACCTGGTCAGGCCGTCGAAAAAGGGTAAGGACTCGGTACGGTTCGGTATCGACTACCTCCGGCGCCATAGGCTGCACATCCATAAAAGCCGGTGTCCGGGGATAGCCGCGGAGATCCCGATTTTTAAGCACAAGGAAGACAAGGACGGAAACGTGTTGGACGACTTCGTGAATTTTAAAGACGACGGTATCGCGGCGCTTCGCTATGCCTGCGAGCCGCTGACAAATACAAGGCGCTGGGGGCCTGCGTGAAAAAACAAAGACCGTTCTTCAGCCTGCTGAAAGCCGCGGCCGTCGGTAGCCTGTCCCGTATGATCTTCGGGCGTGGGTCAGGCCGATGGTCCTGGGCGCCGAGCAGGAATATTGCTTTTTCGAATTCCGTCGGGGACATGACCGACAGCAACGTCGTGATGTCACCGGTAAAGTATATCGCCCGGACGGAACCGGAGGCGCCGATCTGCCTGCAGGACAGAGACGCCGAGCTGATAAAAGATCACCAGATGCTGCAGCTTCTCAGGCGACCGAATCAGTATTATTCCGGGACGCTGCTCCGCATGGGACTGATTACCTCGTTCGCCATGGACGGCAACGCCTACGCGGTGAAGGTCAGAAACTCCCGGCTGAAGCCCGTCGAACTCTGGTACGTCCCTCACTTCCTGATGCAGCCGAAGTGGAGCAACGGCGGCGAGGAGTTTATCACTCATTACGAGTACTCGCCGGACGGGTTCAAAATAGAGATCGCCGTCGAGGACGTGATCCATATCCGTAACGGTATCGACCCGAACAATATCCGAAAGGGGCTGTCTCCCCTGAAAGACGTTATCCGGGAAATCTTCACCGACGACGAGGCCGCCGCCTTCTCGGCTCACATCCTCCGGAACATGGGAATCCCTGGAATGATAATATCGCCGGATAGCGATCAAGAGGCGCTGAAGGATGATGTCGATCTGCTGAAGGAGTACGTCAAGAAAACCTTCGGCGGGGCGAGACGTGGGGAACCGCTCATAATGCGGAGCAAGACAAAGGTGGAGCCATTCAGCTTCTCCCCGCAGGAGCTCGACCTCTCCGCGATACGGAACATCTCGGAAGAGCGTGTCTGCGCAGCCCTCGGAATTCCCGCGGCGGTCGTAGGCTTCGGGACCGGCATCCAGCAGACGAAAGTCGGGGCGACGATGAAAGAGCTCCGGGAGATGGCCTATGAAAACGGCATTATCCCGATACACCGGCTCTTCGGCGAAGAGTTGGAGGTCCAGCTTCTCCCGGACTTTGAGCCCCGGCCGGAAGAGTACCGCGTCGTTTACGACTACTCGAATATTCGTGTCCTGCAGGAAGACGAGACGGAAAAGGTAAAGCGGATCGTCGCGCAGGTTGAAGGCGGAATCATGCGAGTCGATCACGCCCAGGCGCTGACAGGCCAGGAGGTCGACGAGAGCCAGGCGGTGTACCTCCGGAAAATGAACGTCTTCGAGGTTCCGGCCGAGACGAGACGAGAGCCCCCCCCGGAGCCTTCCGGGGAAAAGCGCTTTAAAAGCGCAACGAGAAAAAGCGAATTAGCTGGGCGGTTAGCTCGGCTTTTTTTATCGGACGAGCTCAGGCTCCGGGAGGTCTACTACGGGGAGCTGTCAAAACGGCTGAAAGCCTTCGGCGAAAAAGCCGCGGCGCTCTACCTCGAAGAGATGGGGGCCCACGGAGCGAAGGCCCTGGACGCGTTCGACGAGATGGTCGGGACGCTGGTCATTGAAAAGCTGATCGACGAGGAGACGAAGGAGCTCGTCCTCGGATACGGCCAGCACTATCTCAGGACGGCGCACCAGACCGTTGACAGTATCAATGCGGTGACCGACCTCGGGATCGACTTCACAGACACGATGGAGTCGCGGGTTGTGTCATTGTCCAAGCGGCGCGAGACCTTGCTCGACCTGACCGGCCAGTCACGGGCGGCGCTCTTCGACGCGATCAAAGAAGGCCGCGACGCCGCCGAAAGCGTGGACCAGATAGCGAGGCGGATCAGCTCGAAAGTGTCATCCGGCAGATATAAGGACGTGCGCACCCGAGCGGAGCTGATCGCCAGGACCGAGACGAAGTACGCGCAGAACATGTCGAGCCTCGTGATCTACGGAGCCGCCGACGGGATAGGCGGTATCCAGGTCCTCGACTCACAGCTCGGGTCATTCGACGAGTACTGCGACGCGGTCAACGGGATCATTGTCACGCAGCAGGAAGCGGAGTGGCTCGCCAATGAGGAGCACCCGAACGGAACGCGGTCTTTTATCCCGGTATTCGGACCGCCTGAAAGCATAGCCTTCGACGGACTCCCTTATGGTGTCCCGCCGAATAATCCAGGAGTGTAACCATGGACGAAGAGAAAACCATTGCGCGGAAATCATTCACCCCGCGAGACCTGAAGCTCGACACGGACGGAGAGGGCACGTTCGAGGCCGTCTTTGCCACCCTGAACGTCATCGACAAAGACGGGGACATTACCGTCCCGGGAGCCTTCGGAGAACAGAAGGTCCTGATCAGTCAGTACAATCACGGCTCCTGGAACGACGGCGCGAAAGCCCTCCCGGTCGGGGTCGGCAAGATTTTCGAGCGCGGTAACGACGCCATTGTCCAGGGGATATTCAATCTCGCCTCGACCGACGGAGCCGAGACCTACAAGACCCTGAAGTTCATCGCCGAAAAAGGGCACACGCAGGAATGGTCGTATGCCCTCCCGGAGATCGACTACGAATACCGCGAGGAGGACGGCAAGCGTGTCCGTGTCCTGAAAAAAATACGTGTACCAGAAGTTTCCCCGGTGCTCATGGGCGCCGGCGTCAATACCCGCCTGCTCTCGATCAAGTCGGGACAGGGGGAAGAAACGAACGAGGAAGAAACACCGAAATCCCGCACCTTCGCGGAACAGGCGGCGGAGACTCTTGAGTCTGTCGTCGAGCTGGTAAAGCGATTTCAGGAAATCGCAGACCTGCGGAAGGCGGCCGGGACACAGGTCTCCTCGAAAAGTACCGACGCGCTCCTTCGTATCCGCGACCAGATCAAGGAGATCATGACTCCCCTTGACCGTATCGCTGAGGCGGTGGACGCGACAAAGAGCGATTATCTCGCTCTGAAAAAACTCAAACAGAAATTCACGGAGGAATAAACCATGGGACTGAAAACAGATCTCGTTGAAAAAAGAAACGAGCTTGAAGCCAAGCAGGACAAGCTCGGAAAAGTCATCAAGGAAGCCGGTGACGATCTCGACATGTCGAAGGTCACCCTGCTCGAGGGGACCTCGTCCGAGAAGGTCGCCAAGATCCGGCAGATGAACGAAGAGCTCGAAGACCTCTCGAAGCAGGTCGACGACCTCGTCGCCGCAGTCAAAGCGGTAGACGATTCCGGAAAGTTCGAGCGCCAGCAGGAAGCGCAGAAAGGCCAGGGGATGCAGTTCCCGACCAAGAAATCCGGCGAACCCCTCTCCCTGGGCGAGCAGTTCACAAAGTCGGGCGCCTACGACGACAAAGGCAAGGTCGTTCTCAACAAGGCTGTCGACCTCGACATCCCGCTCAAGACCCTCATGACCTCGTCCGCGGGCTGGGACCCCGGGAACGTCAGGTCCGGCAGAGTCGTCGATTATGCCACCCGCCCGGTACAGATCATCGACATCGTGCCCCCGGGCGTCACCAGCGGCGACGCGGTCGTGTACATGGTCGAGTCGACCTTTACCAACAACGCCGCGGAGGCGAACGAGGGACTCACCTCTACCAACTACTTCGGAGAGGCCGCGCTCGCCCTGACCGAGACGACCTCCACCGTTCGGAAAATCGCCGTATGGCTGCCCGTCACAGACGAACAGCTCGCGGACGTTCCCGCGATCCAGGCATATATCAACCGGAGGCTTCCCTTCATGCTCCGCCAGCGGCTCGACTACCAGATCATCAACGGCGACGGAAGCGCCCCGAACCTGGACGGGATCATCAACGTCTCCAACGTCCAGACCTTCGCCCGCTCCGGCGATGTGTTCGACACGCTGTACGAAGCCGCGAAGAAGGTACGCGTAACCGGCCGAGCCATGCCGAACGCGATGGTCATCCATCCGAACGACTACCAGGGTATCAGGACCGCCCGGACCGATGACGGCCTGTACATCCTGGGGAATCCCGACCAGCCCGGACCCGCGAGAATATGGGGCCTGTTCGTCGTAGAAAGCGACGCCTGCCCCGAGAACAGCCCGGTTGTCGGCGACTTCAACAACTTCATCGAGCTGACCGAGCGCCAGGGAATCCAGATCGAGGCGACCAACAGCCACGACAAGTTCTTCATCCAGGGCAACGTAGCTATCCGCGCCACCATGCGCGTGGCTCTGCCGGTATACCGCCCGGCCGCTTTCTGCTACATCACCAGCTTCTAAGGTGATCCGCGGGGCCGGTATGGCCCCGCTTAATAAAACTCATTGAAGAGAAGGAGAGAAAAATGAGTGTACCCGCTTACGTTCATGCGTTCAAAACCTTCGGTTACCACACCGAAACCGCAGGAACCACAATCGACGAGGAAGTTCCCGGGAGAGACGGAGAGCGCCTGGCGCTGATCTCGGCCTATGTGACCGCCGCCGCAACCGCCCACACGATGTACCTGATGTACGCCGAGGGAACAGGCTCGAGGAACACCACGAGCGCCGTAGCTGCCGCAGCGCAGAAGGTGGTCAACGTCACAGACACCCCGAAAAGCCCTGCGGGAGACGCCGCGGCCGCGAGCGACATCGTCGCCTATAAGCTGGCCGGGGGGACCTGGGAGTTCAACACCATCGCGAGTGTTGCGACCAAGGCCATCACCCTGACCAACAACGTCGGGACCGGTGGAATCGCGTCAGGAGCGCAATTCCTAATTCTCGGCATCGCTGGCGACGGAGCGAATTTCCCGCTGGCAATTCCCGCAAGCGCCCAGGCCGAATTCGGCCCTGGCGAGCTCGTTGTTGTGCATCCCTATGCTAGCGAACCGTTCTACGTCCAGGACAGCAACGGAACGAACGCCGGATCGATCGACAACCTCGTTTTTGCCTATCTCGGGAAATAACCCGAGACAAGAAATCCATGAGGGGCGGCTCGGGTCGCCCCTCATTATCAGGGGGATCGCATGAGCGATTATACACACGATGAATTATTGGTAATCCTCGGGAAACACGCGGCGTGGCTCAGAGGAGAAGCTGGCGGCGTTCAGGCGGACCTTGCTGGTGTTGATTTTTCAGAGGCATACATGCCGGACGCCGACTGGCGGAGCGCGATCTTCAACGGTTGCGATTTCACCGACTCCTATATGCCCCGCGCCGATTTCGGCGGAGCGCTCCTGGCGAAGTGCAACTTCACGACCGTCAATGCGAGAGGCGCTCGCTTCGAATCGGCGACGCTCCAGAACTGTGACTTGACCGGGGGCAATTATCAGGGGGCGGATTTTGATTCCGCGTCAATGACTGATTGCGATTGCACATCAGGGAAATTCTTAGCCGCCAGCTTTCGATCGGCCGATTTGACTGATTGCGATTTCACCAGTGCAAACGTCAAGGACTGCGACATGGACGGAATCAACGGTACCGGCATTACCTGGAGCAATACCTTCACCCACGGCCTGCACTTCCGGGACGCGGATATCGACTGAGGAGAAGACCATGAGTATGAGAGTTGACTGCAAAGTCTACAAGACGGCTATCGGAACCTTGACCAACGACCCGGGAAAAGCAGCGACCGTCTTTCTGCCGAACGGCGCGCACGTCTCGCCCGCCATGCTGAAGGCGGAGCCGGGACTTGGGAAGTTTATCCCGATCATCCGGGAACAGCTCGAAGCCGAGGCGAAGCGGAAGAAAGCCGAGGAAGCAGAGAACAAGAAACAGACCACCCCGCCGAATAAGGGCGGAAGCAAACCACCTAACAAGGGAGGAAGTAAATAATGTCTGACGTAACACTCACACCGCAGAACGCGGTAGCATCCGGCATAACGCCGACCAGGACCGGGAGCCTTTCGACCGAGAATACCTACTACGTCCCGAACGACGGACGCGTGATCCTGATGTTCCAGAAATCGGAAGCCGTCGCCGCGACGATCGCCATACCGTCCACGGCAACCCTCGGGGGCCTGGCCGTCGCAGACCAGTCCATCACCGTCGCCGCCACCTCCGGCGATGTTGTATGCGGACCCTTTCCGCCGAGTATCTACAACTCGTCCGGGAACCTTTCGTTCACCACCTCGAACGCCGCGGGCCTGACTGTCGCGGTCGTGAGGATATAAGGGGGGATCTATGTCATTGATTACCCCCGCCGAACTCCTCGAACACGTCGAGACCGATCTCTCGACAACCGCACTGCAGCGGATCATCGACGGCCAGGAAAAGGCGATCACCAGGCTTTACGGGGAGCACGAGACACAGACGCAGACCTTTTTCCCGAACTACTCGAAGGTAATTTACCCGACGAGGCGCGTCTCTTCCGTGACCTCCATCGTAGAGCGTGACGGTGATACCGATACCACGCTCGCAGCCGACGACTACGAGATCACCAACTCGATCAGGCTCGACCGGCTCCCGACCGGGACCAACCCCCGGACCTACTGGGCGCCCCGGGTCCACGTGACCTATGTACCCGAGAGTGAATCGGCTCTCCGCATCCAGGTGCTTATCGATCTCTGTAAGCTGACCATCGCCTACAACGCCCTGAAGCGGGAGGCGACAGGCGACTACTCGGCGGAAACGAAAGAGTACCAGAAAGAGCGGCAGGACATCATGTCCCAGCTCGGCGGCAGAGGGCTTGCATAAATGAGCGCCCGCCAGCGGATGACGATGAGATGTACGACCCAGAGGAACGCGGAAACGGACACCGACGGGTACGGCCTCCCGGAGGCCCCCGACTGGGACGACTACCTCACCGATGTACACTGTTACGTCTGGTACTCAAAAGGCGGGTCGAAGCGCACGAAGGCGGAAAACAAAATGACGCTCACCCTGGACACCGCGCACATGATCGCCCCGCTCGGTACGGACATCCTGGAAAGCGACCGTATCGCGGAGGTGCGCAACAGGCTCGGCGTTCAGCTCTTCGGAGCGTTCACGATCGACTCGATCCACCGGAGGGGCGACCATCTCGATCTGCTCCTCTGTGAGGTGAGCTGATGCCCCTGAAGTGGTATGGCGAAGAGCTGATCAAAAAGATGCACGAAGCGGCGCGGAAGGGAATCGACGAGACAACAACGATCTGCGTCGCCAAGGCAAAGCCGAAGATGCCGGTCGATACAACCGAGCTGCAGGGCGCCATCCAGATGAGGCCAGCCCGAAGGGAAGGCGCGGCGATGGTAGGCCGGTGGGGAGCGTTTAACTGCGCTCATGCCGTGTTCGTAGAGCTCGGGACCGAACCGCACTTCCCGCCGGTCGAGGCTCTGAAGCCCTGGGCGCGGCGGAAACTTGGCGACGAGGATCTCGCGTTTGCCGTGGCCGTGAAGATATCGAAGGTGGGGACGAAGCCACAGCCGGTCTTAAGGCCTACGGCCGACGAGGAGTATCCAAAACTGACCAGGAGGATAAAAAAACACTTTGGCAATTGACGCGATAGAAGCAGTACGATCAGTCCTCCTCGAAGACGCAGCCCTCGCCGACCTGACGACGTACATCTACGGCGCGGAGTTTCCGGACGACGAAGCAATGAACATGCCGCGAAAGTGTGTCGTTCTCGCCGGCGCAGGCGGCCTCCAAGATAACGGGACCGTCGATATCGTGAAGCCCCGGATCGACATCTACAGCTACGGGGAGACCTACAAACAGGCGGGACGGGTAGACCGGGCGATCTACGACGTACTGAAGCACTTGGCCAGGAAAACAATAAACGGCGTTTTGCTGCATAGCGTTGCTTGTGGCAGCGGACCGTATCAAGTAAAGCATGCCGGGACAGGCTGGCCCGCCGTATGGCGGTCGTACCAGGTAACGGCGGCAGATATAGAAACAGAGTAAGGGAGAGGAAAACATGACACCTTATGAAATTGTAATCGAAACGGCCGTTGTCTATCTTGCACCGGTCGGCGAATCGTTCCCGGAGATCCAGGCGACTCCGGCGGGAAACTGGGCTGCCCTCGGCACGAATAGCGAGAGAAACTACGCCGAGGCCGGTGTGAAGATAAGCCATAGCCAGACCATCAAGGAACACCGGAACGCCGGAAGCACCGGGCCTATCAAAGCGGTCAGGACCGAGGAGGGCTTGAAGATAAGCCTGGAACTCGAAGACATGAGCGCCGAGACCTACGCGAAAGTGATGAACTTCCAGACGCTGGTCGATACCGCGGCAGACGCGGATACCGGCGGGTACAGGTCCGTCACCCTGCGAAGCGGCGAGACCGTGGCAACGAAGGCCATGCTCATCAGGCTGCCCTCCGCCTACGGAGACAGCTGGAACGCTCAGTACGAATTCCCGGTCGTCTACCAGTCGGGCAATCCCGAGCCGGTGTTCAAGAAAGACGCTCCCGCGTCCCTCGCGGTAGAGTTCACGGTTCTTGAGGATCCGAACGCGGCAACCGCTGCGGCTCGGTTCGGGCATTACAGGGTGCAGGACGCATCCGCTACCGGTTAAGGGAAACGCCATGAAAGACAACTTACTCGACCTCTCGACGATCCACCAGCGGCCGACGATCACCATCGACGGCACCCGATACGGTCTCAAGACCTGGGACGACTTCGGGCTTCTCGACGTTACCTATTTCCAGGAAGTCGGAAAGAAAGCTCTCGGCATGGGAAACACTATCACGGACGAAGAGGTCCCGGAAGTCGCCGAGATGATTAACGGGATGATAGACAAGATCGTCGTGGATCTTCCCGCGTCCGTCCGGGATAAACTCACCGACTGGCAGAAAATAAAAATCATAGAGGTTTTCTCCGAAGCCGTGACCCCGCAGGAGGGGAGCGGGGAAGCGGCGACTCAGGAGAACCCGTCGACTGGGGAGAACTCATCCCCCGACTCCAAGACCGATATGGAGGAGACCCCGAGCGCTGGCTGACACTCCCCTTACGGTATTTAACGTGTTACGCCGCCATGCTCCCGCGGCTGATGGCCGAGGACGCGCTTGTGATGACCAAGGCAGTCGCTGTAGGAAACGGAACGCTCGAGGGCGACGAGGGAAAGAAAATTCTGAAAGCCTGGGAAGAACAGGCAGGCATAAAGCGGTCTATCAGGCCGCTATCGAAAGACAAGACGGAGGCCGCACTCGCGGTCATGGGGATTGAGGTATGCCCGGCGAAAAGTTAGGCGAAGCTGTACTCGAATTACGAACAGACGATAAAGGACTCGACACAGGGATACAGAAGGCCCATAAAAGCGCCGACCAGCTCCAGGCAAAATTCGAAGCGGCTGCTCGGAAAATGTCTGACGCAGGCCGCCGGATGACCATGGCGGTAACGCTCCCGATTATTGCTATCGGGGCGGCTGCCCTCAAGAGCACGGCCGACATGGAAATGCTCACCGCCTCATTTACAACCATGCTCGGAAGCGCGGAAGCCGCCACGAACATGATCGATAAACTCACAACGATGTCGGCGAAGACTCCCTTCCAGATGACCGATCTCGCGAAGGGCGCCCAGACCATGCTCGCCTTCGGGATCGCGGAAGAGAAGATCCTCCCGAATCTCAAGATGCTCGGGGATATCGCTCAGGGCGACGCGGAAAAACTCAAGAGCCTGACACTCGCTTTCTCGCAGATCCAGTCAACCGGCCGCCTCATGGGCCAGGACCTTCTCCAGCTCATCAACGCCGGATTCAACCCCCTTCAGGTGATCTCGGAGCAGACCGGAAAGTCAATGGCGACCCTCAAGGACGAGATGTCAAAGGGTGCTATCAGCGCCGAGATGGTCGCCGACGCTTTCCGGACGGCAACCGAAGAGGGCGGGAGATTCTACGGAGGTATGGAACGCGCCTCTCAAACCCTGGCCGGCCAGTGGTCCACCCTGAAAGACAATCTCGGAATTCTCGCCCGGAGCTTCGGGGAGATCCTTCTCCCGCAACTGAAAGAGTTTGTCGGGAAGATTACCGAGATGGTCCAGAAGTTCACGCTCCTGGACGACAGCCAGAAAAAGATGATTATGAAATTCGCAGCGGTCGCGGCTGCTATGGGTCCTGTCCTTCTCATCTCGGGGAAAGTTGTCGGGGCTATTCTGGCTATAAAAACAGCCGTCCTCGCGCTCAATACAGCGCTCGCCGCGAATCCCTATATCCTCGCCATAGCCGGGATTGTCGCCCTCGGGACCGCTATCTTCGCCCTGACGAAAAACATGAGGCAGGAGAACCGCGAACGAAAAGAGCTCATGGAAAAGCAGGACCAGGGAATCGAGCTGACCTATGAGGAGGAGATGAAGCTCATCGACCTGGAGATGCAGCGACTTCGGCATGTAAAGGCGATGCAACTCCAGGCCCTGGAAACCTCCCGGTCCCTCGGTCAAGGCCCCGAAGCCCTCGCGCTTATAGAGGCCAATATCAGAAAGACCGAGGAGGCTGTCGCTCAGACCGCTTTACACGCTCAGTCCTTGAGCATGGACAACCGAGAGGCGACAAAGCTCACCGAAACGATCATCACCCTTAACGACGCCATGACGGGGATAAGCGGCACGACCGGAGGAGGATCGACAACGCCACCCCCCGGAGGTTCAGGAGGCGACAGCGACGCATGGTCCCGGGCCGACTGGGCTTTCTTCCGGCTCGAACGACTGGCGGAAAGCATGTCAAAGGTCGCCCCCGCGAAAGAGGGCGGCTCCGAGTCTTCTGGATTCGGCGGGGTTATGTCCGGTTTCGGGTTCGGTCCGTTTCTGGAAAAATTAAACGCTGCGACCCAGGCCTTCGGCTCTTTTCTCGGCCCGCTTATGTCCAGCATCGGCGCCCTGTCCTCTGTCCAGATGGTGCTCAATCCACTCTCGACAATCCTCAAGGGCATGATGGACATACTCGGCCCTGCGATCGATAAAGTCCTGACCCCGATCATCGGCATCCTGCTTATCATCGGACAAACGATCGGACAAATCCTCATGCCGATTCTCGACGCTCTCATGCCGATCATCGAGGCTCTGGCGAAAGCCTTTGTCTGGCTCTACAATAAAATCGTCGTTCCCGTCGGAACCTTTTTGATGAAGGTTTTCACCGGCATCGGTAACGGTCTTATCGGGCTGGTAAACGGGGTGATAAAAATCATAAATGCGGTGATCACATTCTTCGGCGGTCGAGCACTGGCGACACTTGGATACTTGAGTATGTCCGCGGCCATGCTCGCTCCCATTACCTACGAGGATCTCACAACGACAGGCTCCGCCGCCATCGCGGAAGCGAACGGCACGACAGGCGGATCGGCATCGTACAACCAGGTGCGACCGATCGAAAATTATTTTTACATCGAGGACAACATGTTCAACGGCGCCGGAGGCCTGCAGGAATTTATCATTACTCTCGATGAGGTGTGGCGGGACGCGAATCACCTCGGGCTGGTACCTACAAAATGAGTCACTTTAACGTTCTCGCTGATTTCGGAAGCGGATATGTAGACGTGCCGATCGTCGCTCCCGTAAAGCGCAATTGTCGCATACACACCAACCTGAAGCCGGTTATAGACACCTGTACGCTTACGGTCGAGGATATCACCTCGGCAAATCTATTTAACACCACGACCGATGAAATCCCGATAGCCGTCACGAAAGACCTGTCGTCCTACTTTTACGGAATCGTCAGGCCTACCTTTACAAATCAGATCGGATCGACCCTTGAGGAATTCAAGGTCGAAATCACCGACTACACGATCCGGCTTAAAAAAACGATCAACCAGAACCTCCAGTATGCCGGGTACAAAATCTGCAATCCGTCGAACACCTCTGAAAGCATTCTCCATCAACTCCTGTACGAGGTGGGGTTCGTTGACGCCGAGCTTGACCTCTCGGAGATAGACGAGACCATCGATTACTTTGTCGTGTCGGCGGATGAGAAAAAAAAGTACTGGGACGTGCTCGTAAAGCTCCTCGGAGAATTCGGGTACGTGTTCTACTGCGACCAGGACGACAGCGGGAAGGTAAAAGTATACGACCTCTTTCCGGCGTCGATCTCTGCCGCGGTGATTGAAAACAAAGACTACTACGCTCCGCTGGTTATACGGAAGCACGAGCTCAAGGCGAAGGCCGTCCGGGTAACCTTCTACCCGCACGTCGTTAAAAACGGGATTATAGTATTTTCCGACACCTCCGGGGGAGACGAGACGAATAAATGTAATATCTCGCTCGGGGCGGCTGAATACTACCCGGACGGATCGGA